CCAGAGCATTTGAACGATTTTTATAAATTTTGGAGTATTAAATTATGGCTACCTATCAAACATATACCGCAATCGGTATGAGAGAAGACCTTTCGGATGTTATCTACTCGATTTCACCAACAGATGTTCCATTTATGTCTTCCATTGGCAAGACTAAGGCAACTGCTGTTCTGCACGAGTGGCAAACAGACAGCTTGGCAGCAGCCAGCTTGTCTAACTACGCAGTTGAGGGTGCAACAGCATCTGACGCTACTATGTCTCCAACAACTCGTGTTGGCAACCGCACTCAAATTGCTCAGAAAACAATCAAGATTTCTGGCACTTTGCAGTCAGTTGACAAAGCTGGTCGTAAGTCTGAAAAGGCTTATCAGTTGGCTAAGGCTTCTAGCGAAATCAAGCGTGACATGGAGACAACCCTGTTGAGCAATCAAGTTGCTGCCAATGGTGATTCTTCTACTGCTCGTAAATTGGGTGGTCTGCAAGCATGGTTGAATTCTAACTATGATGGCGGTACTTCTGGTGTTGCTGGTGACTTGGGTACTACTGCTCGTACAGATGGTACAAACCGCACTTTCACAGAGGCAATTTTGCAAACTGTCGTTAAAGAAGTTTACGCTTCTGGTGGCAATCCTAAAGTATTGATGGTCAACCCTGCTCACAAGCAGTTGGTTTCTGCCTTTACTGGTATTGCTGCACAGCGTTTCATGGCCCCAAGCAATACGCCTACAACCATCATTTCGGCTGCGGACGTTTACCTGTCAGATTTCGGTGCAATCTCAATTGTTCCCAACAGGTTCATGACTTCCACTAACTCATGTGGCGAAACAGCGTTTATCCTTGACCCTGACATGGCTGCTATTGCTTATCTGCGTCCTTTCCAGACCAACGAGTTGGCTGTTACTGGCGACAATGAGTCTACACAGTTGTTGGCTGAGTACACCTTGGAAGTAAAAAACCAAGCTGCTCACGGCATTTTGGCTGACTTGACACCTTAATCTGGTGTAACTCTAAAATGCCTCAGACTAAACATCTGGGGCATTTTCTTTTCTACCCAAACTGATAGAATTAGGCTATGCAAAACCCTAACAACTTTCGTGAAACTGCTGTCCATGCTGATGGTGAGGGCGGTATTGTTATCCAGACTCGTCAGGATGTTACTGACATTGTTGAGCAGAATAAAAAAGAATATAACTCGTATGACGAGAGAGCAAGATGGTCTGACCAATTGTTTGGCAATAAGGTTGCATCTATTCCAATGACTGTCATTGATGACTTGAACAAAGCTGGAATCATGCGTGGCTTTGCTGTTTTAGATGACAAGCGTTTTGCTGCTTGGTTAAATGACCCAATGAATCGTGCATGGCGCACTAGAACAGGAGTTGTATGAGTTTTACTACCTATGCTGAACTACAGACAACTATTGCAGAATACTTGGCTCGTTCAGACCTAACGACTCAGATTCCAGACTTTATCCGTTTGGCAGAAGTACGCTTACGCAGAGACTTGCGTATTCGTCAGATGTTGACTTCTACATCTTTGACCTGCACATCTGGGACTGCTACAGTTAATATCCCATCTGACTTCTTGGAAGTAAAAGATTTTGTGGTTGCAGGTAATCCTGTATTTCCATTGAACTACGAATCTCCGTCTTTGTTCTCTCGTAACTCACGAAGCATGGACGCAGGTAAGCCATTGGATTACACAGTCTTGGCAAGCACATTTAAGTTAGCACCTATTCCTGATTTTGCTTACACATTGAGTTTGGTTTATTCTGCTGCGCCTCCTTTCTTGAGTACATCGAATACAAGTAATACATTCTTGACTGTTTGTCCTGACTTGCTCTTGTATGGTGCTTTGATTGAAGCCGAGCCTTACTTGATGAACGATGCTCGAATCAATACATGGGGAACTATGTTTGACAGGGCTATGGGTTCGTTGACTCGTTCTGATGAGAAGGGTCAATTCTCTGGCGTTCCTTTGGCAATGCAAACTACATACATCTAATATGGCTACACAAAGAATTCAACTAGGTGAGTGGATGCCTGACCAGTCAGGTATTACTGGTGCATTGACTAACGCTAAGAACGTGGTTTCTCAAGCTGTGGGATATGGGCCTTTCCCTAGTGCTGTAGCGTTCTCTGGTACTGCTGCCGAGGACTTAGTTTCTTTGTACGCTGCCAAGAATCCAGACTCTACGACTCAGTTGTTTACTTCTGGTGCATCTAAGATTTATACAGTAGATGGCGTAGGCGCATTGACTCAAGTTAAGACAGGGATGACTACTGGTATTAACGACAAGGTTCGTTTTACTCAGTTTGGTAAGACTGTTATCACAACTAACAATGCTGATGTATTACAAGCATGGACTTTAGGAACTTCTACAGCATTTGCTAATTTAAGTGCTTCTGCGCCTATTGCTAAGTTCATTACTGTTGTGCGTGACTTTGTGGTTTGCGCTAATACCTATGAATCTTCTGCACAACAACAATATCGTGTTCGTTGGTCAGCTATCAATAATGAGACTGATTGGGTAGAGAATGTAAACACTCAGTCTGACTATCAAGATATTCCTGATGGTGGACAGATTGTAGGAATCCGTGGTGGTGAGTTTGGCTTGGTGTTCTTAGAAAGAGCCATTAGCCGAATGACCTATGTAGGTACTCCGTTCATATTCCAGTTTGACAACATCTCTCGTAACAAGGGATGTATGGTTGCAGGGTCTATTGCACAGTACCAAGGGATTACATTCTTCCTATCGGATGATGGATTCTATCTGTGTGATGGTCAGACTGTTCAGCCAATTGGTAGTGAGAAGGTTGACCGATTCTTTATTGATGACGCATCAGAATCTGACTATGGTTCTATGTCTGCTGCTGTTGACCCTATTCGCAAACTGGTTATTTGGAACTATGTAGCTACAGACGGAAATCGTAAACTAATCATTTACAACTTTGCTACAAAGAGATGGACTTATGCAGACGCAGGTACTGATTACTTGTCTGAGGCATCTACTACTGCTGTAACTTTAGAGCAGTTAGATAGCATTAACGCATCTATTGACGCATTGACAACAAGTTTAGACTCACGTTTGTATGTGGGTGGAAAGTATTTCCTTGGTGGTACGCTAGGTGCAAAGGTTTATACCTACACAGGTGCAAGTCTTACAGGAAACATTGCTACTGGCGACATTGACCTTGGTGGGCAGTCTGTAGTAACTTTGGCTAGACCACAGGTAGATAATGGCTCTGCAACGATTGCTGTAGCTTCTCGTACATTGTTAAGCCAAGATGTTACCTTTGGGACTCCAGTAGCTGCTGACTCAGAGAATAGGGTTTCTTTGCGTAGCGCAGGGCGTTATCATCGTATTCAAGTTGTTCCTACTGGCGCAGATTGGAAAAATGCTGTTGCTGTAGATGTTGACGTAGCTGGTCAAGGTGTGCGCTGATGTTTAGAAGCCTACCTGCTTTTGGTGGTGACCAACGAGCCGTGGCAGAAGTTGTCCGTGGCATCATGGATGGCAAGACCAACAACACAGGGACTTTGACTCTGGCTACTGGTGGTGCTTTAACTACCACTTTGACAGACAGAAGGATAGGCCCAGACAGCGTGATTGTCTTTGTCCCTGCCTCTGCTGCTGCTAATGCTGACTATATGCCTTATGGGGCGTTTCAGAGCCTTGTTGACCAAACTGTTGCTACAGCAAATACTGCCTATGCAATGACATTAGACACAACTGATTACTCTAATGGCATAACTTTATCCAATAGTTCTAGGATGAATGTTAAAAACACAGGAATTTATAACTTCCAATGGTCTGGTCAGTTTGAAAATACGGACTCGCAAGACCATGACGTTAGGGCTTGGATAAAAGTCAATGGAACGAATCTTACTGGCTCAACAGGTTTCTTTGCTGTACCTAGCAAGCATGGCTCAGTTAATGGTCATGGTTTAACTGGATGGAACTACTTTTTAAGTTTAAATGCAAATGATTATGTCGAGTTATGGTGGGAAACTGATAACACCTTGGTGAGCCTCCAAGCCTATGCTTCTGGAACAAATTACCCCTCTACAGCGTCTTTGATTACTACAATGAACTACATCTCTCCGTCAGCATTGACAAACATCTATGCCAGTTCCCAAGGACAGGGTACGGCTACGATAACCCACTTTGCAAATTCGACTGCCAATAAGACATATCGGTATGCAATTATTGGTTAATTTTAATAATTTATGTATAATGGATTCCGTGGATGACCCATCTTGGAATCCGAAACTCTAGGAGTAAAAGATGGCTACTACTACCACATCGTCAATTGACCCAACAATTCAGCCCTACCTTTCGTATGGCTTACAGCAAGCACAGCAAGCGTATCAAGGCGGTGGGCCTCAGTACTATGGTGGTCAGACTTATGTAAGCCCTAGCACTACCACTCAAACTGGTCTACAGGCTCTTGAGGCTCGTGCTTCTTTGGGTAATCCCTTACTTCAATCTGCACAGAATCAGCTACAGAACACAGTTTCTGGTGGCTTTCTAGGTGGAAACCCTTTCTTTCAAGGTGCATTTCAACCTGCTGCCAAGGCTGCTGAAACTCAGTTTCAAACAACTTTAGGTGATATTGCATCTAAGTCTAGCCTAGCAGGGCGTTATGGCTCTGGTGCTATGGGGTCATTGCAAGACAGGGCAACTGGTCAGTTTGGTCAACAATTGGCTAACACGGCTGGTCAACTGGCTTATCAGAACTACGCTGATGAGAGAGCAAGACAGCAAGCTGCTACGATGGCTGCCCCTGCAATGGCTGGTGCTGACTACCAAGACATTCAACAGATGTTGCAAGCAGGTCAACTGCGTGAGGGCTATCAGGGTCAGCAATTGCAATCTGACATGGCTAAGTTTAACTTCTTGCAAAACCAACCACAAC